ACACCGCCATTGGTGTCGCTGGTGGAGCCGGTCAGATCGGATGCAACTGCGCCGCCCAGGTCATCCACGCCCAGAGACAGAGTGCCAGACTTGAATTCTTTGACGATTTCCGCAGCACCATCGTCTGCGTACAGCGTAGCTTCTGCCAGTTCCACGGACAGATCTGCGGTCATCGCTTTGGCCAGCTGCACCGGGGTGGCATAGGTTTCATTGCCATCGTTGTCCTCGGTGATCTTGGCATAAAACAGTTTATCAAGGCCAATTGTAGCCATAGGTCATTCCTCCATTTCGTAGTAATTTGCCACGTCAATGGCATAGTTGTGATAGCCGGAATCGTCCTCATGGCCGACATACCGACGATCTGTTATGGTGATGTCCGCAGCCAGCAAGGCGCGGACAATGGCATTTTTCCATTTGGTGTAACTGCCCTTTGTGAAGAGGGACAGCCGCACCTCCTGTATATCAGTACCCGGCGCGTTATCCGCATGGAGATCAAAGGTGTCTACCAGCGGAGTCAGCACCAGGTATTCATTTGGGGGTGTATCGGTAAATACACCAGTTTCCACGGCAATGCCCAGCTTGGAGGCGATTGCGTTCAGATCAGCAAGTAGGCTCATAGCTTTTTGATTTCCTCCTCCAATGTTTCAGACATGACCCGGACACACTCTGCCCGGGAAGCACTCTTGGCTGGTTTCAGAAAAGGCTTGGGCGGCTGGCCGTGCTTGCCGTATTCGATCAAGTTTGCCAGCATGGCATTACTGCCGCCGTCCGAGCGCGGTTCGGAAAAGCCCAACTTGATGTTGTGGTTGCCATCCCGGTCGGTTTTGGCGGGAGAAAGGCCAAGGGCGGCCTCCCGCGCGCCCGTGGAGCGGGCATCGTACTTGAGACCGCTGCCGATCACGGCGGAGAGGTTGGCCTGAGTTCGCTTCAGAACCACTTCGCCGCCAGCTTTCAGAACCTTTTCTGCGACGGCATCCGTGTTGGCACCCAGTTTCGATAGTTTCAAAAGAAACTCTTCTGGCATTTTTACATCAACTTTTGCCACTGGGCTTCACCTCCCGGGCGAGTGCTTCAATATACATTCCACGCCCTTTCACATCCTCAATGCTGGTAATTTCAAAACGGTGGCCATCACAGAGGATGACCATCGCCGTGGTTACCTTTACACCGGGAATCGCCCGGAAACGGAACAGATCCGTTGCATCGGTGAAAGACGCACGGTTTGCCCATCGTTCACTTCCGTGGCGGCCTTCCCGGTAAGCACGGACGGTTGCAACACTCTGGAACTCCTCCGTGCGGAATCCCTCGGCATCCTTGTCCACTTTCTTGGCCTGGATGTCGATAAAAGCATTCATATTTCCAATGGACATGGCTTACACCTTCCATTCCCGGTCAAGCCGCAGCAGAAGATTGACTGTATTCCATACCTGCTGGCCAGCCTGGACATTGTCTGCAAAAAAGCCGCCAGTGCTACCGTCCCTGGATTCGTAAAAGTGGGACGATAGCATAATGACGGCTTGTTCTGTAGTTGGGGGCATGGGATTGCTGGTGTAGAAACCGGCAGGAATGTGCTGGTAGCTTTCTGCGTAGGAGATGGCGGCGGTGATATAGCTCTCCAACAGGCCATCGTCCTTGGAATGCTCCAGGATCAGATTCTGCTTGACCTTATTCAAAAGTTCACTCATCGCCGCCACCTCCAGTTATCAGGAAGCGGAAGCCATCTGCATGACCTTGATCGCTTCGGGCAGGATCAGCTTGGCATCCACACGCTTGGTAGCCAGGAAGCCGACCTGGCCAGTGGTGGCGTACAGCTCGTTCAGGCGACGGAAAGAGATGCCCTCGCGGTCACCGATCCAGTAATACTTCAGATCACCGAAGGCCATGACCTTCTGACCGGCACCGATGCTGGGAACAGCAACGGAGGTGTACACAGGACGGCCCAGCAGAGTATCGGGAGAGCCTTCCTTCAGAGCGGGCTGCCACAGATACTGGCCATTCTTGTCCTTCAGCAGACGGATGGCGTTGATGGTGGAGTCATTCAGCAGCCAGACGGCCTTCTTGCGGTAAGGAGAACGCAGGCTGTAGTAGAGGTTGATGACCTCGTCGGCGGTGATTTCGGTAGCAGAAGCGGTAGTCAGACCCAGCTCTGCACCTTCGTCATCGCTGAACAGACCAGTGGGCTTGCCGTTGCCGTCGCCGGTGATGAAGGCCAGCTCCTCGGCATTGGAGATGCGGCGGGCGAACTCACGACGGAAATAGTCCTCCAGATCGAAGGCGGAGTCGTTGAGCAGTTCCTCGGAAACCTTGATGAGGGCGGTCAGCTTGTGAGCGCCGATATGCTTCTGGCCGAAGGTCTCTGTGGTCTCGGGGATCTCACCAGTTTCCTCGACCCAGTTGGCGGTGCCATGGGAAGCGACCACGGGGATCTTGTGGCTGCCGGATGCGGTGGTGAACACATGGGCCAGACGGCGGATCACCATCTCATCATGCAGGGCTTCCACCAGGTTCTTTTCGTAGGTGTCGGGAACCAGGTAGCCGCCTTCGGAGTCAACACCGACGCTCAGAGCGTTACGGACTTCGATGCTGGTCTTGTTACGCATCTGCTTCCAGAAGGAAGTCTTATATGCGTCAGCAGCACGGCCGGGCTTGGTGTCGATCTGGGAAGTAGTGGTGGGCTTTGCGGTGATGGGAGTGCTGGTGGGAGCATTCATCTGGCGGTCAATAGCCTCCTGACGCTCCATGCGGTCGATCTCGGCACTGTAGTCCTTGACCTTCTGCTCCATCTGGGCATAGGTCTGGGCATCGGCCTCGGAAAGCAGACCGTCCTTATCACGGCGGGTATCAACGAAGGCCTTTGCAGCCTCCCATGCCTTGTTGCGCTTATCACGCAGTTCAGTAATAGTCATAGAAATTACCTCCAGTTTTTGATCAGATTGAGCCGGTCCATAAGGTCGTCGGCTCTGTGTTTGTGGGTGGTGGGTTCGGTAGGTTCAGCGGGTTTGGGGTCGATGGCGCACTTACGGGCGATCTTGTCCATAAGGGAGTTGACCACATTTGCTTTGGAGTACAGCATGGAAACTACAGGCGTTTCCACATCCTCGGCCTCGCTGGGACGCTTCAGAATGTCATCAGCGAAGCCTAGCTCCACGGCCTTGGTGGCATCCATCCAAGTCTCAGCATCCATAAGGTGGCTGAGCTTGGCGCGGGACAGGCCAGTCTTGATTTCGTAAGCGTTGATGATGGAATCCTTCACGCTGCCGAGCATCTCGATGGCTTTCTGCATTTGGGTGGAATCACCGTAGGCGATGGTCATGGGGTTGTGGATCATGAGCATAGACACCGGGGACATCAGCACTTTGGTGCCAGCCATGGCGATCACAGATGCTGCGGAGGCCGCAATGCCGTCGATTTTGACGGTGACATTGCCCTTGTAATCCATCAGCATATTGTAGATTTGAGCCGCAGCGACGCAGTCGCCACCGGGGCTGTTGATCCACACGGTGATGTCGCCAGACCCGGCCATAAGCTCATCCTTGAACAGCTGGGGCGTGACATCATCGTCAAACCAGCTCTCTTCGGCGATGGTGCCGTTGAGAAACAGTGTCCTCTCCGCCGGAGCCGTCTCCGTCTGTGCCTGGTTCTTCCACTTCCAGAACTTCTTCATCGGTTTTTGTCTCCTTTCCGTCAGTAGTTGGGGTCGTATTCGCAAAAGCTCCGGCTTCGCAAAGAGGGAGCATATTGCCATTGATGAGGTACAGATCGCCACCTTCCTCCGCAGGGATGCGGTCAAGGTTCTCCAGTTCCCGGATGTCGTTGGCAGACATCCAACCGTTCTGGCGACCGATGGCGTATCCGTTCATGCGGCTTTGATAGTCGCCGCGTAGCAGACCTTCCAGATTAAACTTCACGAAGTAGCTCTCTTTTTCGCCGGGAGTAAGCAAAACCCGCTGGATGGATTGCTCCCAGCGGATCACCCAGGGATCAAGAGTGTATTTCACGAACTCAAGGGACTGCTGCTCAATATTTGAAAAGCTCGACTTTTCCAGGTCACCCACCATGTGGGGCGGCACTCGGAAAATTCGAGCAATTTCATTGATTTGGAACTTGCGTGTCTCAAGGAACTGTGCCTGTTCCGGGGAAATGGATATGGGGGTATATTTCATGCCCTCTTCCAGAACGGCGATCTTGTTGGCGTTACCGCTGCCACCAAAGGCAGACTGCCAGCTTTCCCGGACACGCTGGGGATCTTTGATGGTGCTGGGATGTTCCAGCACACCGCCCGGAGTGGCCCCATTGGCGAAGAATTTCGCTCCGTACTCTTCACAGGCAATCGCCATGCCGATGGCGTTCTTAGCCATGGCGATGGGGCTGTAACCCACCAGCCCGTCAAATCCCAGGCCCGGGATATGCAGGACATCCGAGGGCGAGAGATACACGGTGGTACCTTCCATAGTGGGAGCATCGTCGGATGTGGTGGTGTACTTGTAATAGAGCTGACCCTTACCGTCACGATCCACCACCATGCGGTTGGGCATCAGCGGATACAGGGCGATGACTTCACCCTTTCCGTTGCGAATGACCTGGGCATAGGCATTGCCCCAAAGGAGCAGATGGGTCATGAGGGTTTCTCGGAAAACAAAGGAGGACATTTCCGGGTTCGGCTCATCATGAAGCAGACGGTACAGTGGATGATCCACAGCCTTTTCTTTGCCACCAGCATCGTTATAGCGGTACAGATGGAGCGGCAGACCGGCGACGGCCTCGGCCAGAATACGGACGCAGGAATACACCGCCGTCATCTGCATAGCGGAGCGTTCCGTGACCACCTTGCCAGAGGTGGAGTTGCCCATGAAGAAGCTGTAGCTACTTCCGGCGGTTCGGTTTTGGGGCTTGTCCCTGGAACGGAACAGGCCAGATAAGAAGCCCATTATTCCTCACACTCCTTCAATCGTTCTTTCAGGGCAGTAAAAAACGCCTTGCCCTTGATGGGAAGCCCCTGTGCGAGGCGTTCCTCTTCAAATGCAAAGCGCGTGTCCAGCTGCTGGACAGAGTAGTTTTTCAGGAAAGTGCGCCAGGTCTGCTGATCCCATTCCTTGAGC